AATGGCGGCAGTAGGCGGCGGTAGCCGGCGCGGTGCCGCTGACGCTGCGCCGCGTCCATGTAGCTCCAACGGTCGAGAAGGTTTGGGTGGTGGAAGCGAAAAAGACGTTGCCTGCTGTGTACCATTCCACCAACAGCCTGGTCGTGCCGCCGCTGTCGCGCGTGTCCGCTGACAGGCTGTATGCTGTGCCAACGGTCACTGGCACGTTTGCGGTGTACCTGATGCCAGCCTGGTCGCCCTCTGCGGCGCCATGGCCTGCCGAGTTGACGTTTTGACAAAACGTGCTGCCATTGCCGTCTGCCAGAGCGTAGGTCACAACGCCAGTGACGCCACCAGCGTGCCCCGTCCAGCCATCGGCCAGTCCGTTGAGGTCGGTGTCGATCTCGAAGCCGCCATTGGCCAGCAGGTTCGCGCCTGCAAGCGCCCCCTGCAGGCTGACACTGCGCGCCCCTGCCAGCGCGTTGCTGGCCACCGTCAATGCGCCACGCAGGTTGCCGTTGGGCAAGGCCCGGTGCGGCATGCCCATGCGCAGATAGTCGCCGGTGCTGCGCAGGCCCATGAGCAGCGCCTCTCGCTGGCCACCTAGCACTTTGTTGCGCACAGGCGGCAGCAAGAGTGTGGCGCGCAGGCGGTCTGCCAGGTTGCTGCGGCGCTGGCGGTTGCCTGTGAGTGCACCGGTGAAGGTGCTCTCGCTCACGTCCAGGCCCAGGCTGAACCGGGCGCCCTCGAAGGCGCGCGTGGTGGGCAGATCGATGGTTGCCACTACGCCCCCCGGCGCGCCAACAGGCGGGCTTCGAATTGCGCCAACGACGCGTTGATGAGGCGCAGCGTGTTCTCGCTGGCGTCGCCCTGCACGTTGACGTGAAAGGTGCTGCCGCCGCCGGCGGCCAGGCCCACGCCGTTGGGTAGCACCGTGCCGCTGTTGCGCGGCACCATGATCTCGGGCCCGCGCTCGCCTACGAGGTAGGGCCGGCCGGCGCTGACCGGGCCGCCGTCGGCGCGCGCGCCCAGGCCTTGCAAATAGGTGAAGAAGGTGCCGATTGCGCCGCCCACGTTGCCGCTCTTGGCAAAGTCATCCCCCAGCAGGTACTTGCTCAGCTTTGCCGCGGCGGCCTGCGCAATCAGCTTCTTGAGCATGTCGCCCCAGAGCTTGCCGATGCTGCTGAACTTGCCGTCCAGCGTGGCCACCAGCGTGTCGCCCAGCGCGTCTTGAATGTTGGCGGCAGCCTGGCGCGCAAACTCGCTCATCTCTACCGTTACCGGCTTCACGGCGTCGCGGATGCCGCGCATTTTTTCGTACACCTGGCCCAGCGCCTCGGCGGCCTTGTTGATCTGCGTGGGGTCAGCGGCGCGGCCCATCTCGTCGGCCAGCAGGCTGGCCGTGCGCTGCAGGCTTTCCATCTGGGCGGTGGGCGTGTCGGCCAGCAGCGCGATCAGTTCTTTCTGCGCAGCGGCAGCGGCCTGCGCGGCGGGGCTCAGCTTTTCCAGGTCGTCGCGCAGCTTGGTGATGGCCTGGTCGACATCAGCGCCAGTGCCCGCGCCGCTGGCGCGAATGACGAAGAGTTCATCGAGTACCGCGTTCAGCGCCCTGATCTTGGCGGTGTCGGTGGACTCGATGGCCTTGAGCGCATCCACCGCCGCGGCGCTTAGCCCCACCGGGTCGAGCTGGCGCGCCAGCAGCGGTGGCGCCTTTCTGACGCCTTTGCCGCCGCCGCCGCCGATGACGGATGGCAGGCTTGGCTTGAACGCATCGCCGTAGTTCTGCGACGGCCGATAGGCGTCTGCGCCTTCCGTCTGCAGTCTTGCGATAGTGCGCAGGCGGTCAATGCGCATGCCTTCGAGCTGGGCGCGCCGCTGTTCGCTGTTGAATTGCCGTTTGAGGGAGGTCTCGATGGCCGCCAGCTCGGTCTTGGCCTGCGCAAGGCGGCTCACATCCTCGTTGTTCAGGCCAAACAGGGCGCCGAATCCCAGGCTCTTGGCCGCACCGAACAGGCTGTTCAGTCGCTCGCCCAGAGTCTTGGTGCTGTCCGAGGCCGCACGCGCTTTCTCGAAGAAGCCGTTGAGGCTATTTATCAGAGGGCCGCTGATGGCCCGCGCTGCATCAATGCTGTTCTTCTGCAGCGCGAACAGCTGCTCGTTGAATTTCTCGGCCGCCTTGGCCTGCTCGGTGGTAACGGTGGCGTTCAGCTGGCCGGCTTCGACCACGTCCTTCAAGAGCGGCGCCACTTCCTTCAGGCTCTTGCCGAACAGTTCCTGCACGTTGCGGGCCTTGTTGCCATCGTCGGCAAAGCCCGATAGCGCAACCGCCACGCGGCGGAAGGCCTCGGCCGGGTCCAGCCGCTTGAGGTCTTCGACGTTGAGGTTCAGTGCCTTGAAGACAGCGGCGGCTTCGCTGCCCGGCTTGGCGTCGCCCAGCGCTTTGTTGAGCTTGACCACGGCGTCTGAAACCGTGTCCATGCTGGTGCCGGTGCGCGCTGCAATGTCTTCCAGCGCGCTCAGGTTCTCGACGCTGGCGCCGGTGGCGTCGCGCAGGTCGTTGAGCCGGTCGAGGCCGTCGACCGTGGCCTTGAAGAACTGCACCATGCCGGCCGCGCTGAGAGCCGCGCCCAGCGCCGAGCCGACATTGAACGCCGCGCTTTGCAGGCGTTTGTAGCGGCCCTCGATCTGCGCGGCGTTCTTCTCGGCCATGCGGCCGGCCTTGTCTAGGCCGTCTTGCAGCTGCGCCAGCTGCGCCACCAGGTCGATGCTGAGTGTGGCCAGTGCCATCAGGTGTTCTCCTTTGCGGGCCGGTGCAGGCGGATGGCGACCAGGCGCTGCATGAGGCCCTCTACGTCGCTCACGCCGAGCCAGCCGGTGACGAGCGGCAGGCCCTGCCAGTCGATGCCGCCAGAGCCGTTGGCCAACAGCCGGTAGACGGCCAGCGCCATGGCGTCATCGGCCCCGATTTGCGGTGGGGCTGTGCCCTCGAAGTCGACGCCATCGGCTACGTCGAGGAGGGCGGTGAGTTTTTTGCGATGGCCCCGCGCGCGTCCAGGTGCGCCGTCACGGCTTCAGCCAGGGCCTTGGCCACCGGGGGCACTGCGTCGGTGTGGTCGCGCACCCAGGCCGCCCACAGCGCGCGGTCAAAGGGCAGCGCGTCGCTGCTGCCTACCGCCGCGCCCAGCAGGTCGGCTTCGGTGAAGCCCGACCAGCCGCAGGCGTACTGGATGACGTGCTCGATCATCACGCCACCCATCAGCGTGGGCAGGTCTACCTCGGGCGGGCGATGAAACTGCAGCCGCCTGCCGGGCGTGCCGGCAGCAGTAGCAGCCCCGGGCAGGTCCACCCAGTGCGCGCGCTGCTCGGCCATGCGGGCCAGGAGTGCCTGCACGTCCATCAAGCAGCCAGCTTCAGCACGAAGCCCTTGACCGTGATATCAAGGCTGCCGGTGCCCACCGCGCCTTGGGCCACGCTCTCGCCGGGCAAGCCGGGGTCACCGCGGAACACACGCACGGGGCCGGTGGGCAGCGTGATGCGCACCACCACCGCGCCCTGGGTTTGCACGGCGGATTCGAGCAGCAGCATGGCCGCGCTGGGGATGTCTTGCGCGATCACGTCGAGCGATACGTTGCCCACCGGCAGCAGGCCCTGCTCTTCCTGGGTCGTGATGTCGATGAGGCGGGTGACGTTCAGCTTCTCGGCTGCGCCGCCGCCAATGTCGTAACTGGTGGCCTCACTGAACGTCTGCCACGTGGCCACAGGCGTGAAGACGCCCGCAGTGAACGCGCTGAAGTTGGTGGTGTTCAGGCCCTGCAGGTCGAACGTGTTGGCGGTCGTGTTCTTCACGCGCGTGGCCTGGCCTTCGATCTGCGCCATGCCGCTGACGCCCGACCAAAAGCCGACCGTGTTGTTGGCCTGCCCGTGGGCGGCGCTGGTGGCCACCCCTGGGCTTGCCAGCGTGACGGCGGTCACCGTGACCGGCGTGCCATAGGTGGCTGCGATTTCGACGCGGACGCCGCGCCCTTTGACGTTTGCCATGGTGATGGCTCCTTTTTCAGTTGCTGGCGCGGTGCCAGCGGGTTGCAGAAAACAAAGCGGCCCGCTTTGTGAGGCGGGCCGCTGGGGTTGGGTGCGGGGTGGTGCTGGGCGGGTGGTTGAGCGGTCGCTTCATGCCCACCACTCCACAGTCAGCACGGTGGCGTGCAAGTCCATCTCGTCGTCATAGGCGCCGTCACGCGCGGTGACGGCGGCGGCATGAACCGGCAGTGCCAGGCCCACGGCTGCAGCCACGGCATCAGCCACCGCATCGGCCTGCAGGCTGGTCTTGCCCCAGCACTGCACGCTGAAGGTGCAGGCGTCATCGACGGTCTGCCCCAGCAGGTTGAGCAATGGGTCGTGCCGCGCAGTGAAGGCCACGAATGGCAGCAGCGCGCCCTGCGCCACCACGTTCTGCGCCACGTTCTGCGCCACCAGCGCCACCAGGGGCGCATGGGCGAGCAGGGCGGCGCGGAAGTCTGTCTCGGCGCTCATCGTTCGCCCGTCATGGCTGCGGGCCTTTCGGGTTGTTGAGCTTGGCGATTTGCGGCCCGATCTCGCGTGAGAAGACGGCCAGCGCCTGGGGCAGCTGCTTGGCTGCGGCCTGCAGGAAGCCGACGCTGCGCATGAAGCGGGTGCCGAATTCGAGCCAGCGCCAGTAGAACGGGTCAGTCTTGCTCTTGGCGCCGCGCGCGCCTTTCTTGGCCGGGCGCACGTTGACGAAGACGCCCACGTCGCCCTTGCGCCGCGCCAGCTTGCTGGTGCGCACGGCGATGGCTTTGCGCACGGTGCCTGGTGTGCGGAACGGGGCGCGCTGTGTGGGCTGCAGCACGGGGGC